CGCATGGAGGCTATCCGGTACAGGTCGAGAAAAATGTTCCTATCTCGATCTGTTAAGGAACCTTCATGGCTCCCACGCCTCAGACACCGCAAACTGGGTGCCTTCGGAGTGAGAACTCTTGAAGGTGCTCAGACGTTGTCTGAGTCTATTGGTCCTAGACCACATTATTTGGGTCCACCGAAGAAGGAGTGGCGGTCTCTCGCAAAACTCCTGGCTCCACGAGTTGAGGCAGCAGAACGGGCATGGGCGACTCTTCGCCTCGCGTTCCACGCTATATTTCCCAGACTTCGCTACGGATTGTCTATAACGTCTCCATTGTTTGTAGAACTGGAGACCATCCGTGCAGAGTGTCTGGCGATTGCGTGGTGCAGAGGTGCTAGTGCTGTCACTGCCATGATGAAGAACTGGGCGGGATGGGCGAGGACGGTAGCAGTTTCGGGCAGGTGGTCGAGACCACCCCCACTGCTCCGCTCTTCCTGGTTCATCCTTGGCGCCCTTCGCTACAGGCCTCACTCGGCTCAATTTGCCCGGATCGGACGCGCCGCCCCGTTTCCTAACAAGAAGGAGATTCGTCAAGCTCTGGTAGAGCATCGTGATTCCGCTATAGAGCGGACAGATACTCCGGATGACGTGCTCCTTCGAGCGAAGAACTGGGCGACGACTGTCGGTCGACGTTTTCGTGATCGGCAACCTAAGAAAACTGCTGGCGGTCCTGTTGCTTTGACCGCTAGGGCTATTACCATCTCCATGAGATCTTCCGCATCGGAGGCTACTAGCCGAATGAAGGGAGGACAGCTGGTCGATCTTTACAAGATCGCTCGACCGGCCCTGGATGATCTTCGCGACGACATTTGGGGGGGTGATCCACCCGAAGGGTATCCTTACGCCATGGGCGGGGATGCAGATCTTACCTTCGTGGCGGATGAGGCACTCAAGTTTGCGTTTCGACGCAAACCGGAAGTGTATCCTCGCCATAAAGTCTTCGCGGTTCCAGAGCTGGGAGGAAAGGCGCGCATTGTTACGGCGCCACCAGCGGATTTGGTCCTCGCGGGAGACGTGGTGCGTCAGGCGCTCTGGCCTATCATTGAGGATGACCCTCGCCTCGACTTTGGTCAAGGGAAAGCTCCGGAAGACGTCTTCTCGGGTCTCCGTGGAGCAGCTGGAATATGCTACTCTGCGGACCTGGAGAAGGCTTCCGATAAGCTTCACCAAGACTTCGTCGGGGCCCTTTGGGAGGGGCTCTTTGACGGGCTGGGCAGGCACAAAGACCTCACGCCTATCCGCAAATTCGGCAGGCTCCTTCTTGGGCCTCAGATCCTTACTTACCCTGATTTGGGGCAGACGGTGACCAGTTGGACGGGAGAGCTGATGGGCCTCCCCCTGACTTGGTTCATGCTCAATCTTGCCCAAGGGTTCTGGGTGTCTGAGGCTCAGGGACCCGATGCGCCTTTTGAGAACACCGACGCTATATTTCGCGGTGATGACCTGGGGGCTATTTGGCCGGAGGACCAGATTGACCGATACGAGCTTATCGTGCCGATCTGTGGCGGCTCTATTAATAGAGCTAAGTCTTTTCGCTCTCGCGACGCTTTCGTCTTTACGGAGCGGACTATTCGCGTGAGGTTCGGTCCTCCGCCAAGTCCCTATGGACCTTGGGTCATGTACCGCGGCTATCGCGCCGAGTTGGTTTTGAGGTGGGGAGTGGCTCTTGAATTCAAGCAGTTTGACGATGTTGCCTTGCGACACCTTTTGACACGGCCGTCCCTGAAAGGGGGCCTTCCAGCGAACATTGCTCTTGCTCCTGCGATCCTGCAGACCCTTAGTGAGCATGAGGGATCGAAACGTTACCGCGCTCTTTCGAAGGCGGTCCTCGGTTCTTCCCACAAGGTTGTAGAGCAATATCGCCGGTTTGGCCTGCCTCTCTTTGGCCATCGACTTATTGGCGGTGGGGGATTCCCCCACCCTCTCGGGTGCAGCCGAGGCTTGCGATCTCTTCCGATGTTCCTTCGGTCCCAGATGACGAAATGGTTCGCCACTAGTCGTCGGGATTATCGGAAGTACCAGTGTTGGAAATCCGAGTTCGAGCAGTCCATGATTGGCGAAGCCAATCAAGAACTTGATGCTCTTACTCGCGGTATCCCAGCTGGTAAGTTCGCTGCCTACGTGCCGGTCCCTAGAGATCAGGCTGAGTTGTCGATGGTCAGCAGGTTGTCGGCCTGGCATTCCCTTTTCCTCCCTGTGCCTCCCAGCGAGCGGAAAGCTGCTCGTCTCGCGAAGGTTAGAAAGTGTCTTGAAAGTAAGACACATCCCTTCGTTCCTAGAGACAAGATCTTTCTCGCTCGCGGGTTTACTTATAAGTTGCTGGAGGAGAAGATTGCCATGGTTTCTGGTGTCGCGCATATTTACGTCGACCCTAACGATCCGGCATTCAATTCTTGGATCGGTGGTACTTTTAGAAGTGGTTTGGGCACCTGGCTCATTAGAGCTGGTGTGGCG